TGTACTCGGCACGAGCAGCAGTAGTGGATACAGTCATAGGTCTATCCTATTTAAAAAGAAAGCCCTGACCACGCTCCTCCTCCATATACCTCGCAGCACGGTCAAGATAGCCTGGATTAAGACTATCCTGTATAGGCCAGTTTATCATATAGTTCCATGCACCTTGCAAGTAAAAAAGGTTCACATAAGGTGTATTCGCATTTAAAGTTGACCATGCTTTTTGGGCATCTCCTTCATCAGAGTTCACCATATACTCCATTAAGTCCTTGGAATCCTTTATGGTTGACCATGTTGGGCCCAAAAGCGTTTCGTCAAATCTTCCGTGGTATCGGTCAAAATCTTCTAAAAAAATATCACCGGCAAATCCGAATAATCCTGATTGAATCCAGGATTCTTTAATGGCTCCTCCATCCAGATCTCTTGGAGACTTACCGGAAAGGATGTCTTTAGTTGCCAAAGTCATGTATCCAATACCGGCAGCAGGAATAAGATGAAGCAACGAAGGTGCTCCCATCTGAAGCATTCTTGGATAAATCTTAGTAGCCATTACCACCGATATAGTTCTAAACTGAAAAAACAGTTGAGCAACTGAACCTGGAAGTGTTCCTCTTCTAAAATTCCTCATCATAACTGCACGATCTCCTGCACCAGCTTCAGGAACCGCGATTCTTGCTTCTGAAGTAAAAAACCGTTCCAGCTTATGAGCTGCTTCCAATGCAGCAGATCTTTGTGATTTAGGAATAATCTCAGAACGATCCGCTACAGTCCTAACCCAATGCGGAGTAAAATACTCTTCTGCCAGATCTGCATTTTTTAACGGCCCTGCTTTTTGAAATAACTCCCAATCTTTCTTCCCAATAAAATACATTTCAAAAACTTCACGTTGCCGTTTTGGAAGATCATCCCAAGATTTAGCCAACGATTTTGCCAAGTGATGAGATGAAATCTTGGAAAACGATTCCCTCATCATATCTGTCCACCAGTTCAATCCATTTAAAGTAAAAAACTGATTTGCCAGTTCCGACATCATTCCTGGAACCGGATCAATCGTAGTCATCCTCGAAGTGGTTTGACCTATCAAACCATCAAAACCTACATTTAAATATCGAGCTACCATCTGCCTTTCAGCAGGACTTAATCTTTGAAATACACCTTTAACAAAAAGATCTCTGTAAGATTCAAGAAATCCTTTTCCATAGGAATGAAGAACAATTCCTGAAGAAATGGTATCTCCAAAACTGGAAATCATTGCTTTGCCCAATGATGTAAGAATCTGGAAACTGGAAAGAGCAGAAACCCATTTAGCAACGGATGGATCTGCAACAAGAAACGCTTGCCCGGAAATCTGAGCATATCGAGCTCGAATTCCATCTTCGTCAAACGGACTAATGTTTTCTTCTCTTTTTAATTTTTTGAGAGTTTTATTAAAGAGCTTGTCAGGATCAGGGCCCAGGTGCTCCATCAAGACAACACGGTCAGCGTGTTTGTGAAGTCCTACAACAATATCATCCAAGACATTTTTAGATCCCATCATCTTGGAATAATCGATCCAGGAATCTGCATTCTTAAAATGCAATTCTCTTTTGTATGCAACCCGATCCGACATCTTAGGAAGCCGAAACACTTCACCATCCATGTGAGGAGTCTCAGTAATTTCCTTATAAATTGATCTTAAAACTTTATCAGGATCACCACCTTTAAAAGTTCGCCCATGATCTAACATGGGTTTAATAGATTTTACCCATTCATCCACTCCCATCTCTTTCATTTTAAAGACGTTGTGGAATTGATTGGTAATGTGATCAAACCTAAATGTGGTTGCAGCTCCTACATTTTGCCCACGTTTAATAGTAACCAGCTTGTTTGCCATCATTGCCCTGGCAACCTGATACGCCAGATCATCACCATGCTTTGCACCGGTTGTGCTGAATGGAAACATTTCCCGAACCACCTTGTCCTGAAACTCTGGATTCTTCCAAAGCCGAGCTATTTCAGAATCCGTCATTTCTCCAAATGACTGAACGATGGTTCGATTAATATTTAATTTAAATGTTTGCTGATCGGTTCCAATAGAAGCCATTCGTTTCCCGAAACCTTTTCTTGCATCACCGGTAAGATAAGTCTGAAAGTTTTTCCAGGCTTCAACTTTTCCATTTTTGATTCTGCGAATCAGATTTGCTTCTGCAATCTCTGCCCATTGAGCAGCCCTTTTCATTTGTTGCCCAATATAAAGAACCTGGGACTGAAGATCCTGGGCAGCCTGGGCTAACTGATTAATCCAATCAGGTGCTCCAGCATCTTTGACACCGGCTGCAGTTCTGGCTTCAAGCTCTGCCAGCATTTCCAATGCATCTTCATATTGAAGATCATGGCGTTTAGATAATATATCGATGCAATTAGACAACGCTGTTCCTCAGACATTCAACAGCACTTTCTGCTGTATCCATAAATTGTTTTAATTCTTGTTCCTGTTTTTTAACTGCTTCTTCTGCTCTTTTTCTAAGATTCCCAATTTCTTTTTTATTTATTCCTTCAAGGTCGATCTGATCCTCCAGGTCACGAATCCTTTTGGATATGTCCTCATCAAGAGTTTGCTTTGCTTGAGTTTGTGCCTGTTTTTCTCCTGTTGCGACTTGTTCTCTAAGCGTTGCCAGTTCTTCATCTACAGCAGTATCTTTTTGAGTTGCATTGGGATTCTTTGGATCATTATCAACTGGTTTCGCTTTAGGTTGTCCGGTATCAAAAGCTTGTTTTAACGAAGCGAGTTCTTCTTCAACGGTATAAACAGGCTTATTGTTTTTAGGTGCATGGGAAAATGCAGTTTCAGGATTAGGAGCATCATTAACCTTTTGATTCCTAACATGAGTGTGAGGCGTGGTATTAACCTGGGGGAAAAGAATCTTTAGAAGCCCTTCATTCATAGGCTGTTTTAAAAACTCTTTACCCTGGTTTTTACCGTATGCTTTCAAAAAGTTTTTTTCTACGATGCTCCTTTGTCCTGCCTCCTTTCTCATAATGAGGATTGCAAGCTTGTCATCTGCCTGAAGCCCCAGGTTCCCAATAAGCCGGTGAAATGCAGTCTTTCCTCCTGGTTTATCAATGACTCGACCAAGTACCTTAAATAAAAAGTTGACCTGATTTTCTCCTAAGCCATCGATCTGTTTTAATAAATCAAAAACTTCTTTTTCTGCATTCGATGCCTTCATTGCTTCCAGCATCCTGTTTCTGGTTACATCATCCAGGACATCTTCAGGATTATTGGCAAGAGCTCGAAGGGTTGTTTTAAACTGATCTGTAGAACCGGTGTTGATTTGGACTTTGCCGACATTAACAGATTTGCCGTTTGCAATATCTGCCAATGCTTTATTTGCAAAGATCCGGTGCATTCTTGGCGAGAAACTTGTCATCAAACCAGCAACCGATCCCATACCGGCAAAGGCTGCACCGGCTGCATAACCTCCTCCAATCATTAACGCAGCACCCATCAAATCCATTTGCTCTTGGTACACATTTGCTTTAACTCCGAGTGCTCCAACTGTTAAAGCCCCCCCAAAGGCCCCTGCCCTTCCCCATGAATCGGCTACGGCTAAGTGTGCTCCTATAGCACGCGAAGCTTTTCTTCCTGCAACATTGTAAAGAGTAGTTGAGTTTTCAAATGCATCTGCCCATCTGGAAGCCTTGGCATACCGTGCTGCCATAAAAGGTTTCCCCATTCCTATGTAATTGGTGGGATCTGGAAGGTTTCCTATGAAAATACCAGCCATAGAAACCAAACCTTTTTTGGAAAACCAATCGACATTTCTCATTAACTGAGAATAAGCAAACTTCCGATCATAGTTTTCTGCTAAAAGATCGGCTTGGCTTTCGGTTATTCCATCACGCCAAAAAACTCCTGGTCTTGCGTACTTTTCATTAAAAGCTTCTTCAGAAATCTTTGGAGTATCGTCATTGGCATAATACTGGTAAATATCAGAACCAATGCCCCAAATCGTCATATCCCATCCGTATTTGACATTTTCACGCAAAGCCACCTGATAACTAGGAGAGTAAAGATTTAATAGCTCTCTGGGGGCTGTAGATGCCTGTGTGCCAGGATTCGATAAAAACATTAGGGAGCCGGTTTAACAGTTGCCTGAATTTCTTCTTCCATCTGCTGTTCCTGTTTTTCAGAAACCGGAAGACTTCCAGGCCTCATTCCTTCTGGAAGAATATAATTTTCAGGTTCAAGTGGTTCGATACCAAAAAATCTCCAGACATGATCAAAATAAAACTGTCCGGTTAAATCAGCAAAACGACTGGTATATTGATCTGCTAATTCAAGAATCTGTTCTTTAGTTGGATTTTCTCCATATCGTTCTTTTAATGCAGGAAGAAAATCATTTTTAAGGTGAGTTCTTTCAATGCCACCAATCATCCAAGGTCGATCAGGAGCAATATTGAAAGACCAAAAATCGAAAGGCCATTCTTTAACTGCAACATCTAAATCAGGAGTGTCGTTAAACATTCCTGGTGTGTTTGCTAATTCTTCTAAAAACTCAATGGGTTTTTGAGGATCATAATCAGGAATAAGACCAGTTGCCCCAAGCCTTGTGCTTTTTGCAAAATCAATCATTTCATGAGTCCAGGGTTTACCGGCTGAAAGATATTCATCCATTTTAAAATAAAATGACCGGTAATGACTTTGAAAAGTCAGATCTGCAATTTGATCGGTACTGATTTCCCATTTTTCTCCTGCTTTATTCTGAAGCCATACCCAGACTCCAGTATCAGGATGAATCAGTTTGTAATAACGTCCTGAGTTGTTTTCATTGGGAACCGGAAGAATTTTAATATTCGGATTTCTTCTTATGGCATCTTCAGCAATGTTGAATTGATCTGCGACTTTTCTAAGAAGATTAGAAATGTTTCTGTTGACTGCTCCTTCCCTTCCTTTTACTTCTAATTTAATTGGTGATACTAATTCACCATCTTGAATAGGAGATTGAAGTTCTATTCTTCTTATTTCAGTAAATCCTTTTTCTCCTTTTTGTTTTGCAAAAGCTCCTTGCATTTCTCCCAATGACATCAGCATCGATGGTGCAATACCGGCAATCACCATAGTTTCTGCTTTAGTGACATCATCGGGTTCTGCCATTCCTGAATAGCCTCTTTGAAATTTACTGTGAGGCATAAATAAAACCTGATTCTCATCTTCAGGGTTTTTATAAATTTTGTATCGAACATCAAACAACTGATGATGAGCCATCTCTGCAGCTTCTTCTGCACTTAAATCTGGTTTTCTGAGTTTTAATTTCATTGCCATCCGTTCATGCAAAGCACGATACGGTTCAATGGCAGTCGGAGAATTTCTCATAGCAGTCGAGTTTCCAAATCCAAAATCTCCGTAAAATGCCTGTCCTACTTCACCATCATCTCCTGATAAATCATTAATAAATGTTTGACCATCATCTCCGTATTTATCTTTAATCTGATTTTGAAGAACACTTTCTTCTGCAACGGCTGCCTGAATCGTTTCATCAACATAAGCACTTGGAAGCGGATCTCCTTTTTTGTCAATAGCAGGATCAGTAAACAATAAATAAGAAGAATCAAAATCAGGATTATCTGCAGCAAATTCTCTTATTGCTATTTCACGATGTTTTTCTTCAGGATAATAAAGCTCAAACATCCCCAAGAATGCTTCCATATCTCCTGCAGATTCACTTTGATTAACCTGGGATAACGCATTATTCATCATTGTTTTCACCGGCAATGGAATAACGCGAAACCCTGCAGAATAAAATTCTGCTGCAGATTCAGGGATTTTTATTTTTTTCCAATTGCTTTCAAATCCTACAATTTGCTCAAAAGGAACCGGTTGATTGGGACTCCAGGTTTCTGCTGAACCAGTAAGCTGCATTGCAAAACCGGCAAGATCCTGGTCTTTTTTCCCTATATCGGAAGGATTAAGAAATGCTCTTTCAAGATATGATTTAAGATTGTTGTATTCATTACGCTTCCAACGAATACCATCGGTGCTTTCTCCTTCAAGAATGGATTTTTCAGGATTAAGCTCGTTGAGCATCTTAATCATTTCAGGTTGAGAAATAGATCGACTCTCAACTTTTTGCATTATTTCGTTTTTTTGTTTAGACCATTCCCAGATTGAATCTAAATTTTGACGTTCTTTTTCTAAACCTAAACCGTCATAAGCGACACCATTCCACCATCCAGCACCTTCTCCAATTCCTTGAGCTGATGTCCAGGCTTCAGACCAGCCTTCATTTACAGAAAGTTTTTCAAGCATACGATCCATGTTCATATTGAACTGATCTTTAGTTCCTTTCTGTTGGGCTTTTAAATTTGCAGAAGCTTCTGATTTAAGGATTTTGTAGGCTTCATTTAAATAACGGCTTATTGAAGATCCAAACTTTGTTTGAGGAATATCTTTAAACTGTGGAAGTTTTTTAAGTTCTTCAATCCTTTCCGGTGTCAAAGTCGGCTGAGTTCCCTGTTGCAATTGAAGCAACAACTCATTTTTATTAACAATCTTTCCAGTAATCTCATGAATCAATGTCACCGGACGGTTGGCTGCCATTGTGTCCAGGTTCGCGTAAGCCAGATCTGCTTTAGTATCTTTTCTTAATTTCTCTTCTTTTTTTGTTTCTGCAACTTCTACAGGTTTATATCTGCCGTATGCAGCAGAAACGATGTTTATAGAAGCATTTGGGTATTTATCTCTAAACGATCCGTCTTCAATAGATTTAACAAACGCCATAGGATTCAATGCAGCATCGTAATTCATCTGATTGTTATCCACGGACGTTTCATATTCTTTCATCAAAACAATGGTATCGTTGTCCTGAAAAATTCCTGCTTCCACCATTGATTGAAGATAACTTGCTACTTTTTCATCACCTTTTTGCTTGTTGATTGGAGATCCAATTGATTCAAGAGCAACCTCTGCCACATAATCAGAAGCCATCCTTTGAGCTTCCAGCGTGTAATTTTTTTGAATAACTCCAAGAATTTTTCCTCTTGGTTCAATAAATAAGCTGTCTAATTCTTCATTTACTGAAGCAACCAGAGATTCGTCATCATGAATATTAAGTTGTGTTGCAATATCTTTCTTGGCTTGTTCATGCCATGCCTGAAGATCTGTATCTACATCAGAAACATGAGGAACTGTTCCAACGGCTCCTGGTGCATTTTTCCGATCTATTTGACGTTCACCGGAATCTAATCCACGAGCATAATCAGCAAGCATCGGACGGTAGAGATTAGAAGCTCTCTTTTTATTTTTTGCTTCTTCTGCAATTCGTCCTTTTCTTAAAATATCTGCCCAAGCCATTGCCTGTTCTTGAACCACATTTGCAAGATTAGCCTGTGCTTCGTCTGGTAAAGTAACGGCTTCATTTACCATTTGATCGGGTTCTGCAACATTAGGCGTTGTAAGAACCTGATCTTGCGGTATTCCTGGAAGCTGATTAAAAAGTTGAGCTGTTATCTTCATGTTTTCCACTCCCAGGAATAATCGTTCGTTGTATAAAATGTCTGAAGAGAACTAGAAGCTGTCTGAAACATATCTGCGGTGTATTGAATATCTGCTCCTTCTCTAACAGCTTTAGCCGACATTCTTGTTTGATTTGCTTGAAATCGTGCTCTCCTGGCAGCAGATGCAGCGTTCTGTCTAGTGACATAAGCATTATGTCTTGCCTGTCTCATTGCTGTTTTTTGAGACATCGACATATTCCAAGCTATTGTTTGAGTGTTTATGTCATTTTGAAGAGCCTGATAAACAATCGTATCCGCAGAAGATCCTTCATTAACTCTTGCTCCTGAAGATCCATAAGCAGCAGTTTTAGCTCCTACCATCTGAGCTCCTGCAGCAACACTTAAAGCAATCTCTGCAGATCCTCTTATTTCATAGGCTTTTCTTATTTCACGCCCACGTTGCATAAAATAAGTAGCTTGTTCTTCTCCTGTTTCTTCTAATTCCGTTGCATAACGATCATATTCGTCTGCCTGATTCATCATCATTCTGGCTTTAGTTCCAGAACCTTTCTTTTTTGATTGTGCTCCCCGATAACCGGCATAAGCACTTAACAACGCTAATCCTAACGCTATATATTGGGCTGGCATTATTCCCTCAAATCATTACTTGAATAATCGATTCCAATAAATAAAACAGTTGCAGGAAAAGGTCTTGATACTCGTATCAAAACTGATCCTTCATCAAATGTGTTGTTACCAATTCTGAAAACCTTAATTCCTGAAAACAAAGGGACTGCTTCACCGGCTGGATCGGATCCTTGCCTAAAAATAACTTCATCCAAACCTTCGCTATTGGTTCCAATCTGAATACCCATTGATTCCAAAAGCTTGACTGATATTTGATGCAATCTAGTTTTTGCACCAAGCATATAAAGATTTTGCTCTCTGGCTAATGCAAGAGTCTCCAAATCAGAAACGTATCCAAGTCCCACCCTTGCCCTGGTGACTTCGGTTCCTAATGTAATTGCTGAACTGGAAACAGTTTTGGAAGGCTGAACAGCACCTTGACCTAAAACATCAACCGATAATCCTTCAAGATGCCCCAGGTTGCTGACTGATGTAGTGTATTCAAAAATACTGACGGTTCCTGTTCCAATATCGGAATCTGCAATTGTTACCGGAGTTGTGGAACCAAGTGTTGCTGTTACTTTTAATGCAGTTGTTGTTAAACCATCAGTTAAAACATGATAAATCCGATTTGATTCTAAACCTGATGGTAAATCTCTTGTTGATTCAAATCCGACTTTATCTGCTGCAGACAATCCATGAGCTGCACTAAAAGTCATTGCATTGGAAGATACAGAAGAAAGCGTTATTGCGGTTCCTGCATTTTTTACTGTTTGATCAAGTTCCAGGCCTGAATCCACAAAATGTGCTTTTTCAGGAATAAGATCGTTGTTGTCATAAAACTTTTCAAAAAACTCGACATAGCGTTTAGTTGATCCTCCTATTGTTCTTTTGACAATCAACCAAACTTGGTCATGATCCGATGTTGGGATTGTTGCTATATCTTCGACTATGGCAATATTGGAATCGGTTCCATTAAAAGTCCCAGCAAGTTCATGAGTTGACCATGCAAACATATTAAATTGATTTACATAGGTCATTGCGATGATCTTTCCATTATCCAAAAGCCCCCATACCAGATGATTTGGTTGCTTCTGAAAGATCAGCTTTTTAACTCCACCATGCGTGATGTCTTCTGCTCTTACTGTAACATCAAGAGTTTTTTGTCCTTCTTCTTGCTGTGTAAATGGAATCTCCCGAATAACCCTTTTTCCTCTTTGGACAAACAGAAGATTCTGGTCAATCTGAACCGCGTTGGATTGATTTGCGACTTCGTAACTTGTTGCTTTTTCAATTGTGAAATTAAAAGGCGTAAGCGTGTAGGAAGTTTCTGTACCATATAAATTAAAAACACCACCGGTTGTTCCTAATGACAGTTTCTTTCCTGCCATCATCCAGGTAATGCGGTCAACAGTATCAGAATCAATCGTAAGTGTTACTGCATTATCATCAAGAATCTGATCAGCAACTATCCTGGCACCGGTTGATGTAAAGTCGTTGGAACCTATACCTTCGGTTTCAGTTGGAGCAAAACTGTAAAAATCACCAGATTTAGAAAACCATATTGTTTGCGGATATAAATCAGTTCCTCCAAAACAAAGCCTTTGCTGGTAAATATCAACAGTCCTGGGCCATCCATCAGTCGTGCTCCATGCACTAATTCGCCATTCTGTTGTAGCTGTTGCAGATCCATAAGAAACAATATCTTTTACGCACGTTCCTACAACCACCGTTGTAGATAAAACATGAGTAATTTTGATATAACCCCATTTAATCTGATCGGAAGGAATCGGGTTAATTCTTATCAGTCTTCCAACATCATTGGAATTTGCATAATGCGTTGTAGAAACTGAATTAACAGTAGAGCTTGAAGTCGAACCGGTTGTATCAAAATATGCACCGGATGCAGTTATTTTAACATAATCATCCTTGTCAAATTTTTTGGTGCTTACAGTAACTTCAGTATCAGTATTTCCTGTAAATAAATCAGGAGGATCAGGAACTCTTGCTGTTAATCCTGATGTAATCTGAAACGTATTTGCTGTTGCATTAATAACATAATAATCCGTATCATTTTTAGGATGAGTTGAACCTGAAGAACTATTAGCAGAACCCGTAATTTTTATTTTTTGACCATCCAATAATCCGTGATTCTTTAATTGAATCCAGGATTCTGAAGTATCAACATATCCAGTACCAATACTGACGGTGCTGATGCTTGTACCATGTTCATCTGCATACATGGTTGTTGTTGTCTGATTAACATCTGCCCACGGTCCATCTTCAAAATCGATTTCTTCAACAGACCATAGCGTGTCATCAGATGCACGACCACCGGTTGATGTATCTGCAGTTCTGGATAATTTTCGGGGTTTATAACTTGGATGAGCTAAAAAGATAATATCTGCAGACTGAGTAAATGTAATATCGTCTAACTGAGATGCAGTCCAAGGAACATTCGATGTTATTTCATAGGCTGTTGATGTTGAACCAGTTACATAAAGAACAGCACTATTTTTATAAAATCGAATGTATTGCTCACCAAATTCCAAAACATAGGAATCTCCAGCACCAAAATTAAAAGGAATTAATCTGGCCTGTCCATTCGACTTGGTAGTCGATGCGTAATAAGATCCTGGTCTTCGAGTTACCGAACCTTGAGGTAACACAACCCAATTCTTCAAAGTCTTGAGTGCAGCCGTATAAGTCGGCTCATCTACAAGCCCCTGAAACCTGGGTGATACCTGACCTTCGGTAAAACGTGCCTGAACCGCTTTAAACCGTGGCATCAGCTATATGCGTAACCAGTTGACGGAGTGCTAATATTTCGTCTGGTAGAATAACCACGCCTTGCCAGAAGCCATTCGTCTGCTTCGATCTTTTCTGGAGTTCCCTCCATTGCATCGTTGGATCGAGCTTCGCTTATAGCAAACTGATACTTCTGCCACATCTCTCTTTTAAGATCGATGTTGCCGGTTAAGGTTTCAGCTATTTCCCAGGCGAGTTTTAAAGCAATAGCCTGAACCAGAGTAGAATCAAAAAGAGTCGTATCCGTAACCTGGGCAATGTAACGAATTTTAATTGTACTGCCATCAGAGACGATATTACGTCCTTCTATCTTCCACTCTGTATCAGGATCTTCCACATCCAGGACTCGTAGGCAGTCTGTCGGTAACGCAAAAGAGTTGGTATAACCCCAATCCGGTGTACCGGAAACTGCCAAAGTTGCCCTGGACATAGCACAATTCCAAGGATGAGATCTTAAAACGGCATCTCGGGTATCGTTAAAACGAAGATTACAAGCCCTCGCTCTTGCGTTGGCTTCTGTCAAACTGGTAATCAGTTGATCGCCCAGGTTTGATAAAGCAATGTTGCAAATCTCAACCGTTGATGCCATTGATCCTCCTTATTCAACTACATAGTGAAGACAAAGTGTGATTTGACCAGCGACCGGAAGGGCGTGTTCATAAGCACTTACTTTGACATCAAGCATTCCACCTGGATCAGCAGTAACCGAAGCCATGTGATCCCAGGCTGGAAGAATGCCGTTGGTATGATCTGAAATAACACTTGCAGATCCAGCAGATGACGTATCAAGTGCTGTAGTCAATGCATCAACATCATATCCATCAGATAATTCTGCAGTTATGGTATTCCAGTTTTCTTTGGTACCCCAAAGTCCAACATGGAGTTTTGCATCGTTTGTGTTATCCAAATCATCCCAATAAATGGTTGATGTTGGGAGAATGATCGCATTCGAGGGAATGCGTGCCAGATGGTAGGTTGAGTCAACTGAATCACCGGCATTTGTAGTGACGGTATCAACAGAAACTCTCAATTTACCATAACTAAATCGAGAATCAGTTACGGCAATTGGTTCCACCATAGTTGCATAAGAAGTCTTCGTGCTGGCCGAGACATAAGAAGATGTCTTCGATCCAATCAGATTCACTTCAGCCATACTTATCCTTTATGGTTTGGGTTATTGATTAAGCACCTTGTTTGCACTCGATTTCGACCACACGGTCTTCTTCGAGGCGAACGGCACCAATAGTCATTGTCAGATACATCTGATTCGCGTAACGCTTATCAGGACGTACATCAGATCGACCGGTAATGTCACGCCATACGCAAAGGCCTAAACCGTCACGATGAAATGCCATACATCGGTTAATCGTTGGTGTCTCTGAATTAACGGTTCCGAGAGTTCGAGTATTGACAAGCTCAGTTTGAATGAACCGGAATCCCATAAAGGTATCCACTCGTCCTTCTACCAATGCTCTAACCGAGTTGTAATCGACTGATCCAACCTCAGTTTCTTTGAGCAAGCTGGCAATTTCATCTGCAGTACAAACAATGAACAGATTCGGATCCTGTCCTTCGTTGTAATTGATTGCTTCGTTCTGCATCAAAATCTTCCGTGCAGCAATCAGCTTATCTACAGTTAAACTCGTATTTGAGGTATTGCTACCGCCATACGGAGCATTATTGACTCTGACAATTCCGCAAACTCCACCGTTGGATACTGCAGAAGTTTCAGGCAAGCCATCGGCTGCGACTGAAGATGCCGGCCAGGATGCAGTTGACCCTGCTGCCTTTCCTACCGAAACATCCGCAAAGGCTGCATCGATAATCACCTGATCCATCGCACGAGACATTGCTGCTGCTCCGTTTCGTACATACATGGATTGAGGATCTGCCAGAACACGGAGAATGTCCGTGGTGTCAATCAAATCGCCCCAATCGAAATCCTGCGGTGTTACACGCCTTCGATCATGAACGGTGTCAATTAGGGGAGTGTCGGCATGACGAGCCGTAATGAGTTGTGCTGAAGTCTTTTTCAGCCGATCCATGTAATACTCTTCACCGATCTTGCCGGTTTCGAGTCTTACAGCATTCCTCAGACGAGATCCCTGCTGTTGAACAAGCAAGGAAACATTGTCTGAATACATTTTGACCATTTGGTCCGTGATATTTACAGACATAGAAATCCTTTAGATTTTGGTTAAATGCCAACATCAATGGAATTTCCCTGGTCTGCCAGGATTCACGGACCTACGATCAATAACGGATTCTTACGAATTACCCGAATCCATAGGTAGTAGGTTGGCTTATTAAAAACCTTATGTTAATTCATAAAGTTTTTGCATTTCTTTGACAGCTTCATCATGCATCGGATGTCGTGGATTCATATATCTTTCCATAAAATCCGTGTCTGATTGCTTGTCTTTAATTGCTGACTGAGCCTGTATCGGAGACATTGAATTTATTTGTCCGTCTGCAGGAGCAAGCATATTGTCTTCGGCAAGCATTTCCCCGATGCCTTTAAACATCTTTAACATCTCTGGATGCTCACCGATTCCAGTTTCTTCCATTAAGGATATTGCTCCTTTGGATGCAAACTGGTTAAACGCTCTTTGTGCAAGATTGGCATTACGCTCATAATTTGCACCCCATTCCTGTTGAATGGCGAGTTTGTTGTTGACTCGTTCTTTTTGAAACTGAGCATCCTGTTCTGTCTGCACTTCTTCCATGCCCTTCATGTATATATCAAGAACATTCTTTGCTTGAGTATCTGACAAACCAGTTTCGTAAAATGCTTCACGAACCGGCTTAAAATCATCACTATCAGGCAAATTGGAATAGTTTGCAGGAGAATCAGGTCTTCCCAATGCATTATAAATGTCATCCATTGGTTCGCCTTCACCTGGAAGACGTATCATCTGCTCTGGTGGAACGCCCATCTTTTTGACTGCATGAACATAAGATTTAGCCACTGCATTTAGGGGATCTTGTGAGTTCATAAAAGTCCTAAGACTTGGTTCTTGTTTCAGGTCATCCGAAAGGTTATCCCAGGCATTATAAGTTCCTTGCGGAACCTCGGATTCTTTAATCGGAGCACCCGTCAGGGTTGTTGGTTCAGGAGCTTGTGCTGCCTCGGTTCCTGCTTCTTGCGATTCAGGAATTGTCGTTGCTTCGTTGTTCTCCATAGATTTTCATCAATTCTTCAATTGAGGTTTCAGAATAATTCATCAGGTCGATCACTACGGCTCGTCTGCCCTCTCGGAACGCACTCATGTAGGGATCGCCTGGGACGAAAGCTGTTGCATGAACATAGTTAGCAGCAGCAAGATCAGAAAGCACTCTACGACCAAGATCAGATTTAAAAACCTCATCATATAGAGCTTTCCTCTTTTTCTCACGCAGAAGCAAGTGCTGCCTCCGCTTGAGCTAATTTTGCAGTTGCACTAGCATCGTTTTCCTGTGCTTCACTTAACGCAAGAGTCTGTTGAAGTTGTTGCTGTTGCATCTGCATCATTTGTTCTTGTTCTCTTTCAGCCTGAAGTTGTTCTTCACTTTTTAGGACTGACATGGGAACTCTTAAAATTTCTGCAGCCGTAGCAAGCAGTTTATCACTATCGAATCTTTGTAAGATCGATGGATCTATCTGAGCCCACGGAGTAACAAACTGCATCAATTGACCAATGCTTGATAATTCTGAGGATCGCATAGCAATCGACACCGGATTCATATATTCCACACCAACTTCCGATTCCATAACAACAGGAGGTGGTGGAGGAACCATTTGATTCTTAATTGATATTTTTAAAGTTCTTTCAATCAATGGCCCCAAAAATTCAATTTCCTGTCTGGAAACAATCGGTCCAAGAATTTGAAGGCGATCTCTTTGCCTTGCTGCAATTTCGGTTGCAGTAAAACGCATTACATCTCCATCAGCAGCAGTCGGTCCTGGAAGCTCTAAAGTATCTAAAAAGAACCCTCTGGCAATTGCTTCTTTTACCTGACCCATTTTGTTTTCTGCCCAATCCAAACGTCCAGGCATCGGAAACGCTTCTATTCTTTCATTAGGACTTAATCCAGCACGATAATAGTTTAAGCCACCTGGAACTGTCCGCACCGGTGACAGGAAACCGTCGTGAGGTAACATCAAGGGAGGATCAACGGTTTTCTGAAGTGCTTTCAGATAGGTGGCTTCCATTTCATTGAGCATACGAACATCTGGAAGTGTCGTGATTCCTGGCCCACGCCCATAAATTTCCTGGGAATTTCTTTCCCATCTTCCGCAAACGTAGGGAAACTCGTCAAATCCACCTTCACTCAGGATATGCTTTGATTCATAAAGCATATACACCGACATGAAAGGTTTCTGTTGCCGAGATTTCATTGTTCCAGTAATAGCCTCTTTTCTAGGCTTCACGATATGAAGGCAGGAAACTTTATCATAAAGCTTATTCCTCTCTGCCTTTTGTTTGATCGTATCCGGTAGCTTATTCATCGGATACTGCTCAATGATTTCTTTGATAGTGTGTTCGTAATGTCTAAAACAAGTGTCGATCCTTCCAAATGCATTGGTTGCCAGATAACAATCAGATAAAGGAAATGAACGGAAATACGGACCTCTACCTGGAAGATCATGAATAAACATAACCGAGGTTCCAAATGCCCCCAGGTCTAAATAATATTCATGGGCTGCAGGATGAAAATTTGCAGAAGGACGATTAAACGCGTCTTGTAAAACCCTAGTCGTTTCGTCCAACCAGAGTTGCACAGCACGGTCTCCTTCAAGTCTCCTGTCTATTTTAAGGGTGAACCAGGGTATGCTCGAAGAAGTTAGCGTGTTGTGCAACCCAGAGGAGAAACGTGTCAAAGTCTGAACCGGAGTTGATTCAAAAATACTTTCTCTCCGTTCCGATCCTGCAGAATGAGTTGCAGTAAAATCTGCTTTTCTGGGAATCAAAAGCTCGGCAATCTCTTGCCATTGAGCTTCCCAATTATGCCGATTCCCTTTTAGATTTTCGTACTCAGCAATTAACTGAGATCCTAGATCATTAAGCATAAGCCATTTGTTTCTTATCGCCTTTACCGATCTTTGCTCCCTTAGTCAAAACCGTTGCACTTCTACCTCGTCTCATTTTTAAACGCCTACGCATCAATGCTGCCAATGCTGCGGAAGCTGCTGGAGTATCTGTATCGCCTCCAGTTGAATCTGTATCAACATCGGTGTTTGCATCTGTATCGGTATCTATTTCCGTATCTGCATCTCCTGCTGCTGGAGCTTCCCCTTTGTAATGTCCGTATTTATCTTTGTATTGCTCTGCATTTAAATAATCATCGGCACCTGGAGCATCAGACCATGCAGGATTATCGTCTTTGTAAGGTCCGGTATTTTGAAAATACCAATCAGTTGCAACTCTTATAGCCCCACCTAAAATTCCTCCTACATCACCAAAATTACTTGAACCAGCTTTAAAACCAGACTTCCAGGGGTATTCTATATTTTTTTTCCACTCACTTTCCCAATGTTCTCCCCATCCGGTGCTCTTATATTGTTTTTCTGCCTTTGCAAATGCTTCACTCAACCAGGACATAATTCCTCCTTATGAAGATCGTCTTAAATAACCAGCCCCATATCCCATTTGAGGCTTCTTATAATTTGGATTAACACGAGGTTGTTCTTTCCCAAGACCCAACAACTCATATTTTTTGATTCTCTTAGTCAATGCACCCATATTGGATTTTGCTTCATCATAAGCAGTCTGATAGCTAGTCATGTTTCCAGCCCAGGTAGCTTCTGCTTTTTGAAGATCTCCATAAAGTCCGGTTCCTTCTTCTTTATCTCCTACTTTTTCAATTCCTGTTTCCCGAATCTTTTTTTGCTCCTTCATCGTTGTCATGTAACCAGAAGTCTGATCTGCAAACTGTTGATACTCAGAAACATAATTTGAGTCATACCTCACATTACGAGCACCACCAGTTAGAGCCCTTTGTTCGTCATATTCTGTAATTGCTTCATTTATTTGCTTTTCATAACCTGAGAAATATCTTTTAGATGCAGCTTGTTCAACAAGAGTTGTGCGAAAATCTTGCTGTAAATCTCCAAACTTCTGACCTGATGCCATCAAATTATAAACATCCTGTTCTCCATAAAACTTAACTGAATCATCTTCTTGAATTTCTGCAAAATAAATATTTGGATTTCTACCTAATTTTTTTAATGCTTTATCTATTTGACTTCGGCCTGTATCAATCTGAAGTTTTCTTGCCCACTTAGAATCGGCTTTCATTGCTTTGGTAATCTCATCTGCATAGCCTTTAGCTGCCTGGGGATCATAAGATTTATATTTTTCATAATATCCCGACATGGCTTTTCCAGTTTTTGTCTCAGCAAATGCTTTTCTTGCAGTATCAAAAGAACCCCAGGCTTTATTATAAGCTGAAGTTGCATCTCTGATTGTTGTATTGGTTGCATCAATCTGTCCCTGGATTTCTCCAAGATCGATGTCTCTTAAACGCTCCTGACCTTTTAATGCGGTCAAAGCCGTTCTTTCTCCTTTTTCTAATTTTTTTTTCTTTTTAAGAAGCGAGGCGAATGGGACCATAGCTATTCTGGAAAAAGGGATAATCATTGTTGGAACCTACTGCAAATGCCGGCAGAGGCTTCATTCTTTTCAAAGATGCATAACGGATCGACTGAACTGCATATCGGGTCGCACTCATAATATCATCTCGTTCCTTGACCAGTTTCCCATCAATCCGGTGGTACATCCGCATTTCCTCAAACCATCGGCTGAGATTTTCAAAGACTTTGAATCTTCCTGACTGCATTCGCTGGAGCATTTCCATAAGCCCTGGTTCCACCGCCTGTCCACCATCAGGATTCTCGAAGTGACTGCCAAGCATATTAACGCCACTTCTCCGGTAATGTTCCGCAAGCGGTTTCCCAGATCCCTTGTCGTGTTGCATTCCATCATGAGGCCATGCACAGGGAATCCATTCGCCACGGCTTTTAATCGCTTCTGCATGAACCAGAGGCGTTTCTGCAGATTGCCGGTATGCATCGTAAACATACATTGTATCCTGGTC